GGCCAAATTTGACCACCAAACCCTTCAATAAAGTAATTAACGGATTTAATATACAACCAGTTACGCTATATTCCTAATATTGGTACATATATTTTACTAAAAATGCCATATTTTAATCCCAAAAAATTTACTCGGGCTTCCTGTTAGTCATCCCTAGCAAAATTCATCCTGTCCGTCTTTTCGCTCTATCCGTCCGTCCATCTATCCGTCGATTCGTTGGGCCTGTCCGTCGGTACTGTCTGTCCGTCGGTTCCGTTCTATTGTGCTGTTCTGTTTGTTTTTCCGCGGGGAACTATCATGTACATATAATACCAATCCAGAAATATAATACATCTTTTATAAACATTCAATTATACATTACTTACATTATATAACATCCACTATACATCTATCATAACATCTAAACTACATTATACTATATCATCTTATATAACATCTATCATACATTCTTATTATTCATTCTATATACATTATACTATATACATCTAATAATACATCTATCTATCATGCCTCTAATATACAACATTTATATTACATATCCTAACATCCATCTATATAATATTAAATAAAAATACACATCTAATATACATCTATCCTATCATCTAATATAACATCATTTAATCTATATAACATCTATACAACATAAGGTATATCATTTAATCTATATAACATCTAATATACATCTAATATACATGATACATATCTTATCAGGCAATTCATTATATGTTTTATTATATCCTATTCATCTATCATCTATCTATCATCTATTGTATCATGTGTATCTAATGTATGTAATGTATGTAGTGTGTGTGATGTGTTGTGTTGATGTAGTTAAGCCCCGCGATATTGTCCTGTCTATTGTGTGCCTGTCTAATGGTCTCTCTAATGCACTATCTAATGTATGCCTGTCTAATGTAGGTCTGTGTCGTTGGGTGCCCCCTACGTCGTCGGGCGAAGCCCAGATCTAATGAGGTTAGAACCAGGCAAAAAAAAACCCCGAACCGTCACCGGCCGGGGTTTCTGTTTAAATCTTTAAGGTCAATCCCCTGTCCTTTATATAATCACCTAAGGTTATTACCCCGTGTGTAGATGATACCATTAAGGTACTTTCAAGGTTATACTTAGGTGATAACTTAGGCATTAAAGCCTGTTGTAATAAACCTCTAAATGGCCCCTCGTATAAACACCATGTGTTTTTTCCTATTGCTGTTATCGTGTATTTGTGTTGGCTAAAGGCTGTTGTAAATTTGAGTTCGTTTTTTGACTCATGAACATCTGTCCATGAATCAAAATATTTGTCCATTAAATTAAATCCTTCCTTTGTAGGAAATAAATCCCAATACTTTTCAACTTTACAATCTTGTAAAATGTCTGCAATATTCTCTTTAATTTCAAATAAGATTTTCATAAAATTAAAATTTAAAAAATGATAAATAATTTTTTTGCCCGATTTTTTTTTAGTGAGGGGCTTCAGGCGAAGCCCCTCTTTATTTTTACCCTTTGTGGAAATTAGCCCACTCCATAGGATAATTGTTTTTTAGCTCGTTTTCAAAAGCGGTGATTTTTTCGGCCCACCTTATTTTTTGCGTTTTTGAGCCATCAACGGCGCAAATGTTGAATCTTACTTGACGGAAATTTTTGTCAACGTATGGCACGACAAGTGCCGTAAAAGTTTGCCCATAAAGAGTAATAGAAACGAAATCAGGTAAATTGTACATAATTGAAAATATTAAGGGTTAATGATAATTTTTTTTAAGAAAGCGCGCAATTTTTACGCGCTTTCTTGTTTGTTTTAGAAACCGCCGTTAAAACCGGCGTTTCCGTTATTAAGAATAATTGCGGCGTAAAATAAGCCGCATAAAATTGCGGCAATGATAATAACGCCAATAGCTACAATAATTAAATCAGAACGCTTCATAATAGTAAATTTAAAAGTTTAAGTAATTAATTCGTTGATGCAAAGATAAAAAACATTTTCGTAAAAAAAACACTTTGCGAATTTTTTTTTAATTTTTTTTCAACCCGTTTATTGTTCCTCACATATATAAGGGTTGAAATTTTTTCCCGCGTTTCAAATATTCACATATACACGTTTGTATGTGTGCCGTACGTCGTTTCCGATTAAGTACACCACAAAAATAGGTTTTCAGATATTGACTGTCAAGCACTATTTTTCAAAAAAATTGACAAAAAGCGATCGATCCAATAACCATGCGGGTTTCAGCCATTCCATTATTTTCGATAAGACACAAAAAAGCCGAAAAAGGGATCGCCGGTTAGACCCACGTTCATATCGAGGTCCATTTTTTTCCCTACTAGTTATTTATATACCATTTGAAGTAATTAACTAAGCAACCTATTAATTATCAGGCTTTTAAGATTTTCCCTATACAGTTTTGGCACTTCTCCGGAATCAATATTTAAAAAACCGCGGACAAAAAAAATTACCACAGATGTCTTTTGTAATCCATATAACATGAGACATACATCAAATAAGAATGACAAGATACATGAAATAGAAATGAAAATAAGATTTAAAATAACATGAAATATTAAAGTGTAAAATTAAAAATGCATGAAATATTAAATGAAAAAAGATGATAAGTAAATGTAGAGAAAATGTATGAAATGAAATTCTTCTAATGTGTAAAGTAAAATGCTTCTAATATGTAAAATGAATATGAAATATAAAAGACATGATGATAATGATGATCTCTAAATCTACTTATACATGAAAGAGATTAGAAAGCATGTAAAAAGAATTTATGAGAAAAGAGCCGGGAATACTAATGAAAAAGGATGAGGAAGAAATGTTTGTGGGTGCTGTTCGGGGTGTTGTGTTTTACTTTGAGTGGGGTGCAGGTGGGAGTACTTTCCGGGCGTGCAAAAATGGGGCCGGGAAGGTAGTATCAGTGGAGTCTCAAAAAATGTGGATAGAGGAGGTGAAGCAATACGAGGCAGTTAAGATTCACCCAGATATAACGTTTCACCATATTGACATTAACGCTGGAGATATGGGTAGACCTAACAACAACGATAAAAAAGACAACTTTCCTTTGTATTCTGCTGTTATTGATAAGTACGACGATATTGATGTTGTACTAGTCGATGGTAGGTTCAGATTAGCCTGTGCCTGTAAAGCGGTCATAAATGGAGTACAATCAATCTTAATACATGACTTTACTTCTCGTACCCACTACCACGATATCTTGCCTTACGTCGAGATTGTGAGCCAAACCGGTACACTTGTTGAGGTCCGGCCGAAGGAAAATATAAACATGGATGACTTGAATGCTTTATACGAGAGTGCTAAACATGATTATCGATAACATGGACATGATACTTCTATTCATATTTCAATTCTCCATCAACATTCTTAGGACTCTTGAAATACAATATACATACAACAAACAAATTACTAAATCTTTAATAAACGCTGTTATGATAAACGTCATTTCTCTCGCCTCTCTTTACTTTTCTATTGATGCTTTGATACAGGGTAATCTCTACATGATTGCCTCGTATATCTTAGGTAGTTTCACTGGAAAGTTTGTAAGTATGAAGTATATGAAGGAGAAAAATGTAGATTAGTTTAAAATAAATCCAATATTTGTACTGTGAGTACATATTTATACTAAAAATTAAACCAATGAGAACTTATTTAGTAGTTCTTTGTCTTTTAGTTAGTACGCTAGCTTTAAGTCAGAGATACCGAGATTCTATTTTTGTAAACAAGGGACCTTGGGCATCTTACAAATCCGGAACTTTTACGTTCGGCGAAGATACCATACAGTCCAAAAAAAAATTCGTAGATTCATTAGTGAATTGCCTTGATCCTGATTCTGATAATTTTGTTATAGTAAATGGCAGATGGACTTACTACATGGGTATAGGAAATAGCGGATATATTAACAATAAAAAGTACGGGAAAGAACCTGCTTTTGTTAGATATAGTGTACGCAGAAAAATAAATAAGTGGATAAAGGAAAAAAAACTTGCACATTAAACTTTTTTGGTTTACCTTTGTTTAAAATTTAGTGAATATGGAAAAAACCAAAGAAAAAGGACCAATACTAAAGGAACCTAAAAAAATACAAATAAAACTACTGGAAAGTATTATTCATACTACTGTAGTGCAAGGTTAAATATAGCGGGATAGTGTAATGGTTAACACATAAGACTCATGATCTTATACTATCAGTTCGACTCTGGTTCCCGCTACTAACCTTCCCTCTCTCAAACAAAACAAACAAATGTTAATTCGTATGCTGCCTCATTGATGTCCGCATGTGTAAAAATGTTTTTATGTCTATTCCAAAATTTTATTATATCAACAATCACAAATCAGTAAAAATGAAAAGAGATGTCTTAGAAGATGTTGTCAAATTCCAAAAGATGTTAGGACGACATGAGCAAAAAAAAGTGGAAGATATACAGAATGCGTTAGCGATGTTCTTAGATGAAAACACTGAATTTATTGATGAGTTCATGCCATTAGATGATTCTGACATGGATGATAACATTGATTTTGATTTTATTAACAGGCAGCACATTGCAAAGGAGGCAGTTGATGTTATTTATACATTGCTTGGCATCTTAGTTCAATTAGACATTCCGGTTATTGAAGCTATCGAGAAAGTCAATGAAAGTAATTTTAGTAAGTTTCTACCCTCTAAGTCGCTAGCGGAATCACAGTTGCTTGGTGTTCGTAAGAAATACGGTATGACAACTGATGACAGGATTGATATTAAGTCCTGTACGGTAGAAGGTGAGGATTTCTATTATTTCTCTAGGTTATCTGACGGTAAGATGTTGAAGCCCTTATCTTATTTAGAGGCTGATATGTCTATGATTTCTGGTAATGAGATTGAAAGGGTATAAATTGCCAAAACCTTTCGTAAAAACTTTATTTGGCGTAATATAAATAACAAAAGATGAAAGAAGCAGAATTGGAGTTATTGGGTTTTAAGAAGGAATACGCAGATGAACCTGATGTGTATTACTACATATATGATTTTGTAGGTCAAACTGAGGAGAAAACATATCTTAGCTTGATTACGAACGAGTGTAATGATCAGATAGACAAAGGTGAGTGGTCCGTATCGTTCTTTGATAGTACCTCGCTAATTTACAGAACATATAGTCAAGTTAAGAAAATCATATACGCCATAGAAAACGTAAGTGTAGATTAAAATGGGAGAAAAAGTAGAAACCTATATACGGGAGAATAAAAGATTGCCTATCTACATTGGGCTTTCAATAGTCACTGCGTTTTTCTTGGGCGCTATTACTAGTAGAAATAATCCATCTAATTACGATAAGCAAGAAATATTCTCCGGAGGTTCTATTGAGTATGCTGTACAATACGTTTATGACACTGTGTACATAGAGAAATCAATCTATACCATTATAAAGGATACGGTGTACATAGAGAATAAAGTGAATATACAAAGGAACGGAACTGTTGCAAAGCCTAGCAAGTCCGTTCCCTTTGCCATTCCTTTCACAGCATTCGCCTCTAGGTCTCATGGTCACGATTTTAAGAAGTACAGTCATAAAGAAGCTGCCGAATATCTACGTAAGCAGGGATTTAGGAATATAGACAACTTAAGTCTTACTACACTAAGAAGATTGAATTTATTGTATAACTATGATTCTCTCTTCTATGCTGTGCATCACATGACTGATTTCCCGGTATCTTTTATATATGCTTACTTTATATTGGAAGCTACATCTGTTGGCGTTGAGACGGAACTATGGCGGTTGTACGGTAATCCTGGTGGTATAAAGAAGATAGGTAAATATGATTGGGTTAACTTAATGACAATAGAGTATGTAAAGGGAAGGAAGAGAAATATGAAACAAAAGTTCTTTTCCGCAAATAATACTGAAGAGGGAATAAAAGTATGGGCTAGTGTATTCAATGCTCCTAGATATGATAAGTGCAGGAAGGCTGATTATAGTCTCCCGCCGATTCAAATTTACCGGAATATATGTAAGTGTATGATGAAATCCGGGTATCATACAAGTCCTGATTATAATATGAGGGCTGATTACATGAAAGAATATTGGGAATTTAAAAAATTATATTTTCCTCGGAGGTTAAATAATTAAGATTGATAACTATTTATTTCAAAAGTATTATTATGAATAACAAAGTAACAGAACAAATGGAGAAGTGCTACCAAGAGTACGAGTCTCTGGAATTTAATGTGCAGAATCTAAGTGACAAAGATATGTTTAGAGAAATTCTAAAGATATTTTTTAAGAACATGGATAAAACAATTTTTAAGACCGATAAAGCCGGTAATGTAATTTACAATGCACAAGGCGAAGAAATTATAAACTGGTTTGAGTTAGTTAAGGTCGTATTATTTAGTTTAACTAAGTTAATAGGTAATTACATGGCTCTCAAGAAAATCGCACAAGTAAAAAGACTACTATGAAATTTTCCGCATCCGACATACAATTCGCTCAAAAAATAAACTTTGAGCTAGTTGCTAAATATTTTAATGCTCTAGGGGAGAATCACGAAATCATTCTTCCCCCTCCTCCTACCCCGATTTCCGCAACACTACAGGCCAAAATACTTAGTGACGGTAATTGGGGTTATGGTTTTTTAAAAACAGATTTTATTGCAGAAAAATTAAAAAGGGGTGAGAAACCAACTCGTAAAATATTGTATTGTGTTGTCGATACTATGGCATATCCAAATCACGACGCTCTGGTATCAAACAATCAATTTGTGCCAAAAAAGTTTTGCTTGGACCATACGACCGATAAAAATGGAATCGATGGTCACGGACATGGCCACCACGTTGCAGGTACTATTATGGGGAAACACCCTAATGGATTCCCGCTTGGTTTGGCCTATGTTAACAATGCCCCTACGGAAGATCTCATCATGGCGCAAAAGGGACTAAATTCTAATGGCTCCGGTGCTTCTGATTGGTTAGTTAATGCAATACTTCATGCCGCTAATGTATGGGAAACCGAGTATAAAAAACTAGGTTACTTGCTAGTTTACAATTTTTCTTGGGGTGGGGGATCTGAAACTCCTGCTATTTCGAGGGCTATAGAGCAAGTTATATCAAGAGGAGCTTTTGTTAACGCTGCTGCCGGTAACGACGGAAGTGGCGTAGTAGGATGGCCTGCTGCTCATAAAGAAGTTATTTCCTGGGCTGCTTGTGATAACACAGGTAAGAGAGCTAACTTCTCTCAATACGGAACAGAATTAGAGGCTATAGCTCCTGGAGTTTCTATCTGGTCTACTTTTAAAGATAACGGAAGCTATGTGTCTTGGGATGGTACAAGTATGGCTACACCTCACGGTACAGCTGCTATGGGACATGTATTGAAGTGGTACCCTGAAATAAAGAATCAAGCTGATCTTATCGCGTTTCTTTCTACTAATGCGGTAGATGGCGGGCCGGAAGGTAAAGATATTGAATACGGGTATGGATTTCCTATGTTAGATAAGTTGCTGTCTAAAACTGCTCCTGCCCCACAACCGGTAGATCCTCCTAAAGATATTCAAGAGCCTGCAATCCCGCTCCCAGGTAAAAGATCTACATTCAGAAATTTAACATTAGAAATAGATGCTACACATTCTTTTTTATGGAAAGTGCAGCATCCATGGAATGATAAAAAGTCAAATTCAACCGTATTTAATATTAACAAATTGCCGATTTCTGAAAAGGATAGGTTAACTAATTCAAAGATATACAAGAAAATATACATTAAAAAAGTAGCTATTCAAACAAAAACATTATTGGATTACAATGAAGTCTTGTTTTTTTACAGCCAGTATTTTGATAAATTCTTTAACGAGAATGGTGTTTTCGTAAAAAATGGTTCTGATGCTCACGACATTTGTAGCTATATAGTTAATCATTTACAAAGTACATTAAAAATTACCATAAATACAATAGAAGCTGTAGATGAAATAGGAAATAAAATAATTTATACAATCAAATAATTACCTGTAAGGCAATCCTCCTAACCAAAGAACTAGAGATTTTCTAGTACCCGATTCGACAGGAGTAACACGATGTAGCATAAAGGATGGGAAGATAGCGACCCGTCCTTTATTTTTTGGTATAATCGTGTCATGTTTACCGTATTTCAAGACTAAATCACCTCCGGAATATTCATCCGGTCCTGTTAGTTGAACTGTAATAGATATCTTTCTAAAGCATACAGGAGGCGTTCCGCCACAATCAATGTGCCAGTCGTACATTCCCGCGTCTGCGCTATTGTATATTGTGTATTGTATATTCTCTACGCTGTCTCCAATGTTGAATTGCCACATAGCATTATTGGCTTCTTCCGCGTAATGGAATAATTTCTCATATATCCAAGCGTACTCTTCGTTATTTGGTAGCCATTTGATAGTACTTCTCCGGTATTCATTAACGTCTTCGGGGGATCCTAAGACAGATGCATTTTGAGATTGAACTTTATCCGCTAATCTTTCGACCGCTTCTAATTCCAAATCGGAGAAACCGTTAGTGAAAGTGTAGTAATTTGTTAAGTTTGGAACAAATTGCTTGAAACCTATTGCCATATTATCCTAGTATTACTTTTTTGTTTTCAGTTAATGTGAACATTCCTTTTAGTCTACTAAGATACTCATCTGTTACATAGACAGATACCCATTGTGAATCTCCTGATTCTAGTATGGATAACTCGGCCTCTAGCCTACATTCTGTTACAAGGATGTCGTTATTTACTTTTTCTACATCCTGTTTTTTAACCCAAATCTGTTTCATTTTTTTCTATTTTTTCTTCTTTTTGTAAATCAGAATATAGAGCTTTGTCAATATTGTTGACAAGTTGATTTTTTAGCGTAGTATGATTTTCTACCATTTGAATGTAGTATTTCAATTCATACTCTATCCTACCTAGCTCTATAAACATTGCATCTAAATCCTTTTGTTCTGTCATATTACTTTGTGTAATTTTCTATATATTCTTTTATCCTTTCTTGAACTTCGGAAAAATCAGGATTTATTTTATGAGAGATAAGAAATTTTTCTAGCTCCTCTCTTTTACCAGTAAATTCATTTTTCCTATTCAGATAAATATTAAACAAATATTCATTGTAATAGGTTTTATAATCTTCTGTATTTTCTGCGGAATTGTATAAAATACTTTCGCTCCATTCTAGTGAAATCATAATTAAAAATTTTTGGGTCCTATTAAATTTCCTACATTTACATAATAACAGTTATAGCACAACACTCTTATATTTTCTATTCTTTGATTATCTGTATTTCCGTCTATGTGATCTAAAAGAAATGGGCTTGACTCGTCCGATAATCTCTTTTCATGAAATCCACATAGACAACACTTACTTGAAACCAATCCGGACATTAGTAGCCTCTTTTTGAAGTGAGTTTTATTTTTACAAACTCTCTTACCCTCTAGTACCTCTTTTAAATCGGAAAAGAAATCAGATGCTTTAGGTGTTCTAAAAACGCCTACTCCACTCTTGTTATTGGAAGTTTCATACCAGGTCTCTCCGGTATTAGGGTTTTTGTATATAGATGCGTATTTTTTGAAGGTAGAGGGGGAAACTCGGAGGAATCTAGCTGCTTGTGCCGAAGAGTTAGTATTTTCTATCGCGTATTTTATTTCGGACTCGCTTAGATTTATTTGAGGCCGGCCATTAGGATTAAAAGACTTTCGTTGAAACAGGCTCATTATATATTTGTTATATGTACTTCAAAATTCATGTTATCTGCTATTAAATCTTCGCAGTATTCATTTATTAATTCGGAATCTTGTACTTTTTTGAAATCTACTTTTTTATTATTTTTAAGGATGATAGCTAATTGTTCTGCCGATGATATAGGAATGCCTAAGAAATTATAAAATACTTCTATGTAATCCTTAATGCTTGATCCATTATCATGAACTACAATTTTATATTCATGCTTACCATCTTTGTTAATCCAATTTTCAGGAAGAACAATGTTAGATAAAGTATTTGATAAATCATTTATTGCATCTTCAAAATGTAGGTACTCTTTTACAGACAATGGATAGCCTGTATGAGGATCTATCAAATACATGTAAACTTTATCCAATAATGGAATCCATTTTAATCTAAACATGTTTAATTTGTTTTAAAGCGTTCTTAATTATAATACATTTAGCAAAATCATCTTTCTTTTCATAATACTTTAGCATCTTCTCTGATATGTCTATTTTTTCATGTTTAGACACTTTATCTGACCAATTAGTGAAATTATTTTTAGATGTTATGTCAAAGACTAAATCTATCGCTGCTTCTTCATAATCACTTATCTTGGCCATCTTTATCTGGTTTAGCGGGTGCACTTTTCGGTTTTTCTTTAGGCTGTTCTTTTTGTTTAGGCTTTTCTTGAGTTTTGTTCGGATTCCTGTCTGCTTGCTTTGTCGTAGGCTCTTCTACAGGTTCCACCTCTTCCTCAATAAATTCGCTTATATGGAGAGTCATTACTTGGTTCTTCAACTCTCTTCCGTTTATTTTTAATTTTGCTGCAACTAGTTCTGATGGGTCCTCCTTAAAATATCCGATAGAAAATTCATTGTCCTTTAACAGCCTAACAATAACTCCACTATCTCCTGCATCATTTCTTACAATCTGATATCCACTCTCTTCTAAAGTCGTATCCGCTCCCTGGGCGCCTAAATCTTTTACTTTAGTCTTATCCTCTTCCTCTGGTGCGGCTTTTTTTGCATCTTCTGGATTTTCTTCGGCAAAAGCATCAAAAAATTTCTCCCAAAGAGCTCTTGCTTTTTTAATGTTAAACACCTTTATCTTGTCTTTGGTTCTACTTAATGCACTATCTATACGGTTTAGGATACCTTGAGCTACCTTAGATTTATATCCTCTAGGTAAGTCCGATCTTTTTAGTGTTAGAATTGATTTTGCAGCTCTTTTTGAATCAGCAAACTCAAACTTCATGCCCTGCTTTGCAACTTTCTGATCTAGTTCGGCAGAAGACAATGTTTTTATATCCTTATCCTGTTGTTTTAAATCTACGTCAGCCATCTTATTTTATTGATGATTCGTTAATTGCTATGCCGGTTATTCCTAGAGTAACTTTACCTAGCTTTCTTGGGAATAAAATAAAGATGAAGTCTGTGATAATACCTGCAAGTTTTACCGATTCTTTATATATTATAACAGATCCATTAGCCAATATTTCTTTTTCTTTCATAGATATGGTGTCGTGAGCTTCTTGGCCTAAGATACATTTATCTGTTTGACCTAGATGATTCGACACGGATTCAGTACAATTTTTAACAAAAGTTTCCACGTAAGCTGTATTTGTTGCTAATAATTTACCTTCTGAACTTTTTAGCCACATAGGTAAAGGTAAATCTAGTGCTGAACTTTCCAACAAAGATATTCCATTTTTTAGAACAAATATTTCTTGCTTTAGTTTTAAGTTATCCTCGGAAGATGTACTAGATTTAGATTCTAATTCATGTAGTTTTTCCTCTAAATCTTCTATTATTTTATCCTGTCTTCCTAATAAAGTATTATAGTCTACGGATTTTTGCTTATTTTTGTTTATCCAATAAGAAAAAATATGCCTAACGCCTAGCGCACTAAGTATAGCCGTTATTCCATAGAATAAATTAGTTATTTCCGGTAATTTCATTGCTTACTTTTTTTTGTCTGCGGCGTCCATTTGTCTTATTATTTTATTAGCCCACGACCTTCCTGGGGATCCACCCCAAAGTAACCCTGCGATATAACCTCTATCTTGACTAGGGGATTTACCTGCATCCACTTTTAAATTTTTGTTATGTCTACTGAAAAAATTTCTCATTCTTTTAACTGTTTCAGGACTCATCTTGCTCTTATTTTTTAAGTTAGATGCTCTCTGAACTCCGGAACCTACGCCCGCTTGTTTAGCTTGCTTTGCATTTAGGCCTCCTTTACCCCCTGACTTTTTTCTCATCTCCAATCCTCTTTCTGCGGCTTTTGCTACACTATCCGGAGGGGTGAAATTTATATGGCTGTACTTACCTTCAAGTAATTTATATATCTGCTCTTTGAGATAAACTACTGATTCGTTGTTAACTTCCTCTTCGTCTCCACCTTCTACACTTCCAATGTCAGGTATTGCTGCGTCAGATTTGTTTAACATGTCTAAGGTATAGGTATTAGATCCTATTTTTACTTTTGTTATCGCCTTATAATCAAAAGGAGCCGACTTACCAGAAGCCTGATAGCCGGTCCCTTTATTTTTACCCAAATCATTTTTTGAAGGTACAGATAGCATATTGCCGTCAACAAAAACCTTTAATGACAATCCTGTGTCCAAATATTGAGATAGATATTCTTTGTCAAAATATAGCATATTCTTTTTTATATAAATAGTTATAAAACAAGTATAAATTATAAATATGACACATTACTTCTTTTTTTTCTTCTTAGCTGCTTGAGCTTGCTTCCATAACTTGCTATCAGCACTTCTAGAACCTCCTACACCGGTAATAAAACTATTTACTCTACCCATGGCCCATTGGTCTTGCGATACACCAGGCCTATGCCCGGTATTCCATGCAGCTTGGCCTTTGTTATATACTTGTCTTAGTATTCCCAAGGGAATGTCAGACTTTTCTGCTTTATTTTCTAGTCCTTCTTCCGAAGCATCTTCATCTAAAGAAATAGCTTCCATGTATTCTACAACCTTTTGCTGTATAATTTCTCCAAATCTCTTTTTAAAAGCTTTTGTGGCGGCACCTTGTTTTGTATTTATTCTACCTCCTTCGTCATCATAATCAGCATCCCAGTCCTGTTTATACTTGTCTTTGCCAGAGAATTTTTCTATTTCTCTTTTCATAGCTTCTTTTGATCCTTTCTTTCCCTTATCTTTTAGTCCTTTAAGATATTTTTCAGGTACTTTTTTTTGATCGTCCATAATACGTTTTTGTTTTATAAGTTATTATTTAATTTTTCCATTTCCAAAAAGTCTAAAACAGGTTTATATCTATCAAAATATTCCGGATAAACTTCTTTATACTCCCTTAATTGATAGAGATTATCTAGTTTTATTAAATCCTTCTCATAAGTTTTTGAAATAGATTTGTCATTTTGAATATGTATTGTACCAATATTACTTTCGTACATTCCGGGGCTATAATTTTCTATAATAAATGGAAATTTTTGTAGGAAATCAAATACTTCATTAACTTTAATCTTATCCCATTTCATACTAATAACTATACTATTATCTAACACTATTTGATTTACAGGAGTATATTTATAGTTGTACCCCCAAAGTCTATCAGCTAAGTAATATAAAGTATTTGCCTGTTCTTTATCTATATAAAACTTAATTAAGTCTCTGTATTTTTTATCTCCTACAATATGCAAAGAATCGGAAAAAATTTCTAAGAATCCAATAAAATCTATAAACTCTTCATCGGTTGGTTGATTTGTTTCAGAAGACATGTCGACAATGATTCCAATATTATATTTTTTATTAGGAGATATTGCATGATATTCATTTTGAAGTGGCATTCCTCCCCATTTCCTTATAAAATTTCTTGTAGATATGATGTTCTGCTTCTCCCATTCATCCGAATTTTTACCAACTTGTGTGATAGTTGGATTAAATCTTGAACCTCTGCATGTCATGTGATAAACAAATCCTTCCCATGTTTGTACAAATGTTGCGCCATTTAACATTAATCTATTCCAAATGTCAGAATCTTCTTTTGATTGAACATAGAATAGAGAATCATGTCCACCAATGCTTAAAAATTCTTCTTTATAAAAAGCCCATGGAGCAAACACCCCACCTGTTGTCTTTTCATTTTTAAAAGATTTTGTTTTCATGTTGTGAACTAATTCTATGAACTTACTCTCCATGAATGTTTCCGGCTCCGTTCCTAAATCTGATATTATTTTTTCATGTCCCGGAGGATGTAAAGGAGGTTCCACTCTAGTAAGCGAGACAATGGTTTTTTTATCTACCATGTTTTTCTCAATAGCGTCCAATGCTCCCGGAGCTAAATACATGTCGCAATGCCATATAATGCATATATCATGTAAGGATCTTCTAATTAAAGCATCATATAATATAGTGTGACCTAATCTTGTATCTCCTTCATTCCGCATAACTTTTAACATTGGATTTACTAGAGATTCGCTGTAAACCCACTCCCATGTACCATCAGTGGAGGCATCGTCAGCAAAACAGATTTCCACTTCATGATTTCCTTTATTTTTCATAATGGAATCATACGACCATTTGAAATACTTTAAGTTATTTCTTCCGGGAACAATAAAACTAATTTTCATTTACTAGATTATTAAGTTTGTTTATAAAACGTTTTTTAAATACATCTTCGTGGTAATTTTCCTTATATAAGAATAAAGTTTCCTCCGAGCATGTGTTATAGAATGTAGGGTCTGATAATTTTTTAACCATCTCCCCGGCGGCCTTAACATCTCCTAGTTCTACGGTAGTATATGGGTGAAGGTATTCCTGAGTATCTAGGCCTCGATATCCAATACAGGGAATGCCTAGATATGAGCAATTCAACGCAAATGTTCCGGCAGCATGAGTTCTCATCAAGTGAATGCCAATCTTAGCCTTATCTCCTAGTGTTTCAATAAAAGAAGACCAAGTCATATATGGTAAATGATTTATATCTGGAATTAAATCCTCATTATCTATTTTCCTGCCCATAGAAGGAACAAATATAGGAATTTGAGATTCGCTTTTAGAAAAAGATTTCCTACCGCTTAGTGCTGTTAGAAAAGAATCCATTCCGCCATACCAAGAACAAAAATTACCTCCTGTTACAATTCCCTCTGCTTCATATTTTTTAGATGTCACATGATTTACTGTATCTTCAATCATCAAAGATGGCATAACTAAACATTCTAAATTAGTAATCCCATTGTAATACTTGTAATCAGATGAATTATGACAAAGAAGAAAATCACAGGTTCTAAGAGCATTGTAAAAATCAATTTGAAGTTCAGCATCATAATCCTGCCAATACCAATTAGGTCCTTCCTGCATCATACAGACTTTCTTGGCAAAATGTTCTTTAATGAATTCAATGTCTAGAAATGGATTTTTCTTACCTGGAATAATAATAGCTAAATCTAACTTCTTAAAGGATGAGGTATTCCCAATATACTCCTTTATTAGTTTAGTGCTAGATGGCACATTCAATGCATCTAAAGCAATGGACCAGGCAACATCAGTTCTAGCGTTTTGGAAATCTCTAGGATACTTACTGAAGTTACCAATTTCCGATATTATAGCTATTTTCATATATTATAGAACTTTACAAATGACTCCCTCACTATCCACTAAAATAACGCTATTAAAAACATTGTATCCAGCTTCGTGTCCAATATGCTTAACAATTTCCATTCTTTTAAAATCAATCGTTTCATCCACTGCTCTCTTTACTCCTTTTGCAGTAGGATGCCCGTAATCATCAAATGCAATATATAAATCTTTGTCTTCTCTCTTCATTCTAAGACATCTTTCTATATCTTCTTTTACATTTGAATAATCATGTACGCAATCAATAAAACATAAATCTATCTCATCGGTTATAGTCATGTAGGTCATGTTAGAGTAAGCATTTCCAACTATACATGATATATTTTTTCTACCTCTATTATTTTCAATTACTTTTTTGATATTATCATCAGAATGGTCTATAGCATAAACCTTTTCAGCAATATAGGATAATACTCTAGTTGTATATCCCCAATTAGCACCTATTTCTAAACAAGTTTTAATTGGCTTATCAGAGAAGAACTCTAGTAAATCTTTTTTAAATTTATGAGAAGTTGTGTTTTTATTCTCTTTCTTGTCCGGTATTCCTTGTAGGATTTCTTCGTAGTTATACATAAAATAATCTTGTTAGTTTTTCGTAAAATATGTTATCTTGTTTAACAATAAAATCTCGGAAAAGGTTACACTTATAATGATATTTATCCGGATTTCTATTAATATCAGAAGCAACTTTATGATACTCGGATGGAGATGATGCAAAGTTCATATAGCTAGCCGCTCCAAAAAAATCAATATCATAAGGATAAGTAATAATAGAACATTTTGAGAAAGCGATTTCGGAATATCTATTATTTATCATGCCTAATTCTCTTTGGCCTTTACCGATAATAGCAACAGCACTTTTTGCAGATTTGTATAATGACCCTATATTATTTGGCGGCAATACTTCTACCCAATTCTTATGATTATTCCAGCCATTACCATAAATAGATATTACATCATTTTGCTCCGAGAAAAATATATCCCGTTCTAGCTTATAAGAATCATCCGTCAATCTATTAAATCCCATTCCCAGAAATACACTCTTCTTATCATATTGTGGATTGTAAACTAATTCAGAATCATCAATAGCCAGGAAGTAATATTCAAAATGCTCTGCACAAACATTAGTATATAAATCATCATACATCTTTTTAGAATTGGTGATTATCTTATCGTAATAAACTCCCCATCCTTTTACAATGCCTTCATATCCTAAAATGCCATTAGATGTTGCACATAATATTCTATTTCTACATTTTACATTTTTAATTATGTCGAATGTAGCTGCATCTAACATCTCATAATAAATGACATCAGGATCTATCTCATCAATGCTATTTTTATATTCTTCTGCATTTTTAGCATCAATTTGAGACATGTTCAATTGATGCAGTAGAATGACTTCATGTCCTTTCTCATGTAATTTTTTTCCCAATGCTTCTGATAACTTGTAATTACCCATGGGATACGGCTGATGTATAATTAAAATTCTCATTCTTGAAAAATTATTAGCATTTCCATGTTATAAGGACTAGAAGCATACACAGAATATCCATAAGAATTTGAAAGATTTTTGATTGTGTCTAATGTAATACCTGTGTAATCGCATTTTCCATCCTGATTAGTCCCAAATAAATGAGCGTCGTCAATAGCAATCAAATCGTTATCCTGGGCTGTTTCAAAGATAAGCTCTAGTTCTTTTAGGAGGGGAACATCGTCTTCTCCTCTAGCGTATTTTTCGGCACCTGCGTGAGCGTCTAGCCAAAAGCACATAGGCTCTTCTCTGTCCTTTAAGAATTCACGCAAGAAAGATACGCTGTCATTCTTATGTAACCATAGTTTTTCAGAGAAATAGGAGCATACGTCGTTGAAATCGGAATCCTCTGTGTCGTCTGCTAAAATTGCGTCGAAGAATTGCCCTTTCTCTTCTACTTTCTTGAACCGGTTAGATGCTATTTTGGAAATAGAGTCGCCTAGTTCTACAGTAACCCATTTGTCAAAGTCATCTAAATTTCCGTTGTATCGAAGTGCCGTAAGGGCCGATCCTCCTTTGAAAGTTCCTGTCTCTACAAATATTTTAGGACAGGGTCTCCTAAGTTTTTCTTGAGCGATTGCCTGGTAAAAGGCCGGTAAAATGTAACCCATATTATAATCTATTTAAATATTTTCGCCGTCTGTTGTTTCATCAAAAAATAAACCGTATATATCAAATAGAATATCTGCTATTTGATTGTCTATGTCATTAATCCATTTGAAATTTCTGTGATAATACATTTTTCTGATTTCGTCTATTAATTCATCATCATTTGAGGCTAGTATAAACGCGACATCTAAATTTAAGTCTTCTTTGTCAGTATTAAACCTTACAAGATCTCTTAAAGTTCTTTGTACTAGTTGTAATTTTTCTTCCATGGTTATTTAAATGTTAAGTTGAACAAATCTTTGTCAATTCTATTTTTAACATAGTCTTCTAGTACTTTCATGCTATAAGAGTTATCTGACAAATCAAAATGACCATCCCAATCACCTCCTTTTTCCTTCCAAAATTTCCTTCCGGTTTCCGACTTTAAAAAATCTTCTATTTTTTTTACATTGTCATTAGGATAAAGGCTATTATACTCATCCATTACGTCTCTATAATTGCTCTGAGCGACTCTGTCCGGAATAAACCCATATCTCAAAAATACATAATAACCAAAAAGATTTTCTGCTTTTAAAAACTCTCCTTCTATTTTTCTAATTTTACCAAAAGATTTCAGATTAGCAATTTGTCTTACTAAGATATTTAAACCAGCTCCTGAAATATCTTCGCCTCCTTTGTTTGCTATATCTATGAATTTATTGGTTAAAGTTCCCGTGTTAAAATCATATTCTCTAGCAATATCATATCTCTTAGACTCAAAAGTGAATGTTGTTTTACCGTTGTTTTTTTTCTCAATTATAACTTTTTTTATATCTGATACAGGAGTGTCAGGAGGTATACCAGTCATGTAAGCTAATAGTCTATATTCTCTCTCTGTTTTTTTGTCCATAAATTTTTTATCAGTTAATTTCTTAGCCTTTCTCCTAGTCAAATTATCATTTGATTCAGAGGATCCGAAAAATCCTGAAAAATCCTCGTCAGTTATTCTCTTGTAAGATACTAGCCCTGCGGGGAATACATAAGAATTTTTATCCACTTTAAAATCACTGACTGAATTTAATTTCTTAAAAGCCTTCTCCGATTTAGAAATATCTTTGACAATCTTACCTATATTCTTTTCGTGTATTTTTATTTTCTTGAGACTGTTCTCTAAATCTTTTAGGGTTTTTTTCATATCATCAGATGCCATGTTCTTTCATTTTATTTAAGAAATCTTGATAAGTATTTAATATATCCTGTTTACTATTTCCGTATAATTTATTTAGATTGTCTTTATTCAAATCTCTTACAATGTTATACCAATCTCCTTTTTTTTCCTGGGTGCTTGCTGTTTTCCCAAATACAGATAACGCATATTTTCTTTTTTCCGGATGTTCCCTATTATGTACTTTAAGTATATCTTTTATTACAAACTGCACATATTGTTTGCCCATAACTTTCATGCATTCGTGCATAAAAGAAGTATCCTCTCCACTCAATCCCCAGAATCCTAATGGAATATTCACTCCAGCTTTTATTAATTCAGAGCTTATACATAAAAGACTTCCATCAAATTTAGGATGATATAATATGTCTATATTTTCAGATGTCTCATATCTTTTATTTATTTCATCCATTTCTTCTTTAGTCATGACATATCGTATAGAATGTTTTTCGGTAAAACATCTAGGGTCTGATTTCTCGTAGTATTGTAGATTTGTAAATTCAGGATGTTCTAAAGGTTCCCAAGAAGAATCCCACATTTTTCTGTCTGCAAAAGTAGCAATGTATCTAAAGACATTATGAGGAATAGCTGATTTTTTTATTTTGTCTAGGACATTAAAAGCACAATGAGGCACTAAACAATCGGTCTCTCCCCAAATAACCCAATCTACTTTATTAGCATATCTATAATTTAAGTCTCTTCGATAATTCACCATTGTATAAGGCTCCTCTGTATCTTTAGGTAAATCTGTTTGAACTATGTTACAGTTTGTTTTTTCTTTTAATGAACTGATTATTTGCATGAATTTCCATGTTATCTCAGTTAATTTCTGTTTACTCTCACATATTTCAAAGGAATCAGAAGTATTTAATAGTAAATCTATGTAAATATTCTCTTGATTTTCTATATTTTTTACAGAGTCAATTATACTGTCAATTAGATAGGGTAACATATCTATCTCATAAAACATAACATTAGTGCCTATAACGTATTTGTAATCTAACTTAGTCATACTTGTTATTTAAAAAATTATAAGTTTCTTGCATCCATTCACCGGGAGTCGGTTTAACTCCGCCGTTAAAATGATAAATCCAGCCAAAATTAGTGTGAAGCATATCCGGAGTAAGGACTTCGAATCTATTCATATCCTGCATGTTGTATTCGTAAGGAAGATACACTTTTTCTATGTTGTGTATTTCCGTCAAATAATTTAAAATAGGTTGATCTTTACCTACGCCGAGAGATTGAAAATCTTCTAGTTTACCTTTGTTTTCTGCATAAAAATCTTTTACTAGCTCGAAGAATTTTTTATGAGATTTATTGAATATCATAACCCCGGAATTAAAGTAACGAAACGGGTTTACTGATACAGATTTATTAAACAGAACATCGGAACAATTTTCAATACTCCTGCATACCCAATCCATACATCCAAAATTTCGAACTACTCCGAACTTATCTCCTACCAAATCAAATATATAAGGCATCTTAGGATGTACTATAGTATCAGAATCCACATATAAAACTCGATTGTAATCAATTCCTTCAACATCTAATATGTTTAGGATAAATATTTTATTCCACTGGAATCCTAAATCGGAAACAACTTCGGAGGATATAGAAAACAATTCTACGTTATTTGCGTCGCACCACTTTTTCCAGGATTTTGAGCTTATCGAATATCCCTGATTAGCAGATCTTTCCGATTTATCTATTGCTATTTGAACAACTATATCTTTACTCATAATATTTTTTTACTAGCTCCCATGTTTTTGCCATTAATTCATATCTATCTCCTCTAGTTGGAAATCCGCTGAACATCCATAACCATCCATATTTAATAAAAAACGAATCCTTATTTCCTGTTTGCCAGTTATGACTCATCCAATTAAATCTATTTAGATGTGTAAGCATATAGGCCGGATTGAGTGTGTGAACATCAAAGAGAATGTTATTGTCCTGTAAGAAATAATTAAAAACAGGTTGGTCTGTCCCTCTTTTTATCTTTTCGTTCTCTAGGAACATAATTTCCTTGTTCTTGTCCTTAAAAAAGATTTCTAAGTCAGATAGGAAGCCGTAATTTTTAGCATTAAGAATAACATTACCAGTGCATATATATTTTTTTAAATCAAAAACTACAGAGAATAAATCTTTATACCCTTGTATTCCTTCATTTATCCAATATAGATTTTCTAAAGATCTGTGGCCATAAACAATTTCCGGATTAAGTTCTTGTTGATTCCAAGGAGCAGGAGCGTCCCATCGTATCATCGTGGATCCATCAACCGCCCATATCCAATTAGGAGTAACCCCTTTGTCAGATATAACTCTTTTCATATCAAACCATCTCTGCCAAGTAACTTTTGTTCCGGGTTTTTCTGGATTATAATCCGGTAATTCGTAAGGTACAAAAACTACATTATTTTTTTGGCACCACCATTCCCATGTTTTTCTCGATACGTCAAGATAACTAAATCCGCCATGTTTATCATTCATGTGAGGATTCTTGTTCTTGACACCAATCCAATAAACAACATTTTGCATAATCTATAATTTGTTTTTATTTCTCATCAAATAGCCTAAGTATTTACTCTTAGATTTTTTTTCTAAGATATAATTTCTATGTATTTGATTTCTAGAATTATTGCACCACTCTAAATTGGAGACAGTATTATTTGTCTTTTCTCCATCTATGTGATTTACTTGTGGGTGATTGTTAGGGTTTGGAATAAAAGCCATGGCGACTGCCCTGTGCATGGCCATATTAAACCTAGCTACAGTACCGGTCTCCTTAATTGGGTAGGAAAATCTAATCATTAGATACCCAGCTGTTGTAAAAGATTGAGCGAGAATAGATTCGCCTAATGTGTATGTTGAGTAATTATACTCGGAACCATCTTCCTTTTTTCTTTTTTGTACGCATAATCTTTCCATCCTCTTTACTCTACCTAGATTAGATACTTGATACCAATCCTCATAATTTGGAAAAGGTCTCCATACCTCGCCGGGTAAAGGTTTTAAATCCATATTTTCACGAATCTCCATAGGATAAACTTAAAAAAAATCGGGATGGCTTTTCCATCATCTGCAAATAACTTCGTTGTTTTACTTAAACTACCGATTCTAGATTATTAACTAATTAATATATAATAGTTATATGACAAAAGAAAAATAACATTACTCTAATAAACAAGAATCTTTGCCTGTTTGTTGAACCAATTCCCAGTATTTTTTACCTGCTGTACCAGAAATATAAGAGTCCTCTTCGTTATAAGGTAATTTATCTATGTAATTAGCCTTACAGAAATATTCCGGATTTCCTTCAACTACTCCGGCGTTATGGAAAATATTGTTTCGGTACCATGAATTTTCGTCATCAGTTGCCCAAGAAAAAGATAAGTTACCATGCACAATTGTGCTAGCGTTCATTTTCCATCCGTTAAATAATATTGCCCACATATCCGCACACCATATTTGAAGTTCGTTATAACTAGGATCTTCTTGCTTTTTTAAGCTATTAATTGCTGTGATATCTCTAAATAAATTCTCTGAATCTCTTTCTACATCCTGCCAGAAATGAAGAGTGATATATTTTAGCAGGTATTGTGCTCCTATATTATTGTAATTATTCTCTAGTAGCTTTTCTTGAGGTATATTTGCTATAGAGCAAACGGAATTAAGTACATCAATTCCTTTACTATCTATATAATCATGAGAAAGATATGAATTACAATCAGAACCATACCAATTACCATCCTGTATCATATCATCGCTAATCCATTGATTTATAGGTCTAGTAAATACAATGTCACAATCATGGTAAAATATAACATCGTTAACTAAGTCAGGATTTCTTTCCCAGTGCTGCTTTAAAATATTAGGTCTTATCGAAGAGACGTAATTTTTAGACTGTCTTGTATCCGGGTAAAAGTAGTATTTTACCGAATTATATTTCATAATGAGCTTAAACCATAAATTAGGAATGGTGTTCGTCTCATCAAGTGCGCAAACAATGTTAATGGAAGAAGGGTCTACGCCCATTTCTAAGAAGTTTTTAATCATAACTTCTACCTGCCAAGCATAGTATGAGGTAGCCGGTTGTGCGCAAATAAATTTCAATCTATCCGATGGAGTACGCTCTAAAACAGGAACCGGTGAAGGATTGAACTCAGGTATTTGATCCACTAATTCTTGGATTTCCTTTGACATACTCTTATCTATTTCAGCCCATTTTCCTTCCGGGCAAGCGTTTTCCACCGGAGAGAATATTTTACTCTTTAATAAACATCCACATACACCACAATGAATGGTTGGAGATGTCTTTTTGTGTTCGCAGGTATCGCAAACTGCGATACGAGCCTCCGCTAATTTACTTTGTTTTTCGTTGGGGTTTAATTGGATTCCCCATGACCTTAAAATCTCTATAAATTTGTTCATGATTCTTTAGTTATTCCATTCAGGTTTGCCAAAATATTATAAAAATGTAATACAAAATTCTGCGGGGAATACATATCAATCAATGTCTTCCTCACATTACTATTAATATCTTTAACATCATTATTGTTCAATGATAATACAACATCAATAAGATCATTTAAATCATCCCAATTATTATTACATGCAAAATAAGTCTCTCTATCTATGTAAGGATTAGGATAAGTAATGACATTATTCATGAAAGGCTTAATCAATATACATCCAATATTCCATGTTTCAAAATCTCTAAAACATATCTCACCCATACCGAAAGGAGATACAGCACATGTACTCTTACTCAATGCTATGTTATAAACCTCAGGAGGAAGCTGGCCAGAAACGATATTATAGGTATCATCCAATTTACCCAACTCGTCCAAGCTCCGCTTTCTATGTCTGCTATAATATAAATCGTTGCGAATTCCAAAGTCATAATTCTCCTTATGATCCGCTTGATAAACTGCAAATATATCATGTTCCTTTTTTACTTCATGATTCGCGAATTGCAAATAATGTGGATGATAATACCCGAGATTATAACCAGATAAAACAATGTCATCATATCTTTTTACATCATAGGAAACCTTATCCTCCCGGCCGGCATACATGTTCCACCATTCCTTGCCCAATGGAGATGGAATGCTATATACATCTTTACTATATATTTGATTCTTTATTAATTTTTCTGCATTGCTATTTTCAAATACATCATAAGATCCTAAAATAGATGGAGAATCAGAACCATCATATAGCATGTATCTCCCATCTATCTCATGTAATCTTTCTAATCCATAATCAATAGACTCCCGTAAAGACTTCGCCCGCCGGTTAACAAAACATTCATCACCTAAAATGCTTATATCCCAACTGTCTACTATACCCCCAGCAATAATAAAATCTATTCCTACATCTTTGAACAAATCTTTATACATCAAAAATCCTCTATATGTAGCTTTATTTCTACCCTTAGTATCATCAACCAATCTAATACGTAACATAAGTTCAACATTTAGGAATAATCATATTATAATTTAGAATACATTTCATTTTGACTTATCTGCTTATTAATATCCTTAACATGTAATAAGCACCAATTCCAATCACTAGGAATAGCAGAGTAATGTGAATACCCTGTAATTACTTCATGTACTTTATTCTTAAATCTAATACTATCCTTGTTCCTATATATCCTAGTTTGATAATCCGGAAAATTAATAATAGGCTTATGATAAACAACAATCCTACTATCTCCTTTATCGTTTACCTTATAATCTTCTTTAATTAGATTATTCGTCTCAAGAACCTTATAGAAGTCACTGTAAATGCTTATAGGCTCCGTAGTAGAACCCATAGCATTATCCTGTTTACTTATCCCCCATTTCCAATGATTAATCCAATCCTGTGTAATACCTTCTACTATATTTACCCGAGGAACTGCAATCATCTCCATGTTTTCATTAATCTCCAACAATTCTCTTAAATTATAAAGCAAATATTGATTCAACAATTCATCTGCATCAATTTGAAAAATCCATTCTCCTCTTGCATGTTTGAATAAATTGTTTTTAAATGTAGCAAAATCTCCGTTCAATGGAAAATTTACATGCTTTATAGAATCCGAGATGTCATGATTATTAATTACATGCAAAACATCTTTAGTTACCTTAGAGGAATCTGTCTGTACTATAATTTCCGTATCTACTCCCAAAACACCTTCTAACTGGGAAAGTAATACAAACAATTCTTCGTTCTCATTGCAAGCAGTAACACAGTAGGAAATAAATATGTTATCCAATTTCTCTGTATTTTGGAGCGTTTAATTCATATAGTTTCTCAAAGGCCAAAGCAAAGCCGTTCGCGTCAAATTCAATAGAGTTATCCACATCTACTTTACGTTGAATCTCTGCATTTGGGTAAGACTCTACATCATCCTTAGTAAAGTCCACAATAGCACAAACTTTCCATACTAATTTCCTATTCTCACCCTCGTCCGGAAAAATAACCGCCTTGTCCAATGAGAATATAAAAGGGTACCAAACGCAATGATCCACGTCAATGTGCCGCTTGTCGATACAAATCCGGGGCAGCGTCGACTCATACTGAATCTGATTATCCGAGCCAAGAACAAGACTTGAGTCCGTATAGTAGCCGCTGCCCATACATAATTTGGTAAGAATTCCAGAGTCAGTAAGTTCAACAATAACTTCGTCTTTCCCTGTAATAGGAGATTTCTCTTCTAATGTTTCGCTAATCATTCTACTAGTTTTAGTTTTGGTAATTTTAATGTATTTAATTTAGGTTGATTACTAGACTGATCTATTTCAATAGAATCCAGGATTTCCTCTAACTTATCTACCATTTTCTCAAAAGAAAAATGAGTTAGTGTATGTACTCTTTGCTTTTCTGCATTCTCCTTATGTTTTTTATATCTAGTAAAAACATCTGCAATAACTCCAGCCGAATACATATAATCTACGGTAAACCATTTTGCGTCCTGAATAAACCAATCGTTTACTACAGATCTATCTACTTGTTCCAATCTACCAGGAAGAAGTGAAGAATACTTAGGGTGTAAGAAGTCAAGCTGTCCGGACCAATTAGAAGCGATAATAGGCTTTCCGGTTACAGAAAATTCTGCTAAAGGCCTGCCGTATCCCTCTCCCTTAGTAAAAGAAATCATCGCCTTTACTTTTGGGTCATTATACAGATTGTTCATTTCACCATCCGATAAATCTCCATGGAGTATATAGATGTTAGGTCCAGCTTCTCCATCTAGTATAGATCTAATTTTAGATTGTATTTCATTTAAATCACCTACCGAGTATTTACCTCCACTAGTTTTCAATATTAACGCCGGCCTATTGTTTGCGGGCATTCGTTTAAAGGTATCAAAAAATACTTTTATCATGGCTCCTACATTCTTTCTATCATTTCCAAAAGAACCTTGCAGCCAATGTCCTACAAATAGATAACAGAAGTCTTCCTTGACATGCTCTAAAATCCCCATATTTTCATCAGGATCCATTTTATTAGTGTATAGTGTCGTGTCAACCCCCTCAAATAAAATCTCCTTCCTGAGGCCATCTCTGAGCTTTAGAGTTCCTTCGAGTTGATTTGTATTTTTGTTTACCTTGTCAAAAACAGAATCGTTTATAACATCCAAAGAATGCTTAGATGTTGTAAGAAGCATATCCATGTTATTACATCCTTCAATCCATTTAGGAGCACACATGTCTGTCTCAATTCCAGCAGTAAATCCTATATTATATTTTCCACATCTAACAAATTCATTAGGAATAGTCAGTTGTATAAAAATATCGTCATTTGCGTCAGTTTTAGGTACAATTCTTTTAATAATCTCCAAATCATTTGAATTATTTTTGTCTAGTGCATTAGTCGGAGTGTTTCCCCATGCTGTAGAAACAATTTTTAAATCGTACTTATCCTGTAGTGCTATTAGTGCCCAGGCAATATCTCTTCCGTGCGCTCCATATCCTGAGGCTGTATATACAGGTGCTACTAGAGTTACTTTCTTTTTCATAAAATTCCTATTGCTTTATTAGTTTTTTCTGGTTTTATTTTGTGAAGTGAGAATTTAGATCTAGGCTTCCAGTTATCTAAGGCTATACCTATGTTTTTAATAAATCTATTACTCATTTCTTCTGCTGACATACCTATCTCAGGATTTAAGGCAAAGTCTATACCTTTACTTCCTAAAGCTTTTCTTTCTGTTCTAGGAATATTGTACCAATGTAAAAGGGCTACAGCTACATCCTCAAAAGAAACTCTATCGTCAAAGATGTACGGAGTTGCCGGGGAACCTTGTAAAGATCTATTGCTAGGAAATACTGGATAAGCCCATTCTCCATGATTTCTAAGTACCCCCGAATGATTTGTAGGGAACTCTTTTGTGAACTTCATGTGATTTCCTTTGCTGTCAACAAATCCGCATTGATCTTGTAGACCACCGGTTACATTGTTTATGATAGGCGTTCCGGCCATTATGGCTTCAGCACCGGATAATCCGAAACCTTCGTTAGATGCTATGTTAACAACAACATCAGCGAAATTATACCAAAAATTTAAAGTCTTAGTATCTATCTTTTTATCCGAAAAGATAACTTTTCCTATTGGATTTATGGCTTTTACTGTGGCTATTAAATCTGTTCCGTTTCCATCAATAGGGTCGGTGTGCATAACCAAGACACATCTACTAGCTTTGTTCTCATCTCTTAGAAGCTCACAGAATTTACTAAAAGCGAGAATAACATCTCCTGGTTGTTTTCTTCTAATATTTCTGTTATTCCAGAAGACTAGAAAATCGGTAGGAGTTTCCTTTTTAAATTCGGATATATACTTTGTATATTCTTCAAATACTTCGCTTTTCTCTGATATTTTATAAATGTGCTTATTGTTTATACCATGCGGGATATAAGCGGTATATGTTGTATCATTTGAAAAGTTTTCAGGCATTCCACAATCTAAGTCATGTGTCTTATACTCATTTTCTTCTAATACTATATTAACTAAATTATGAGTCTGTTTAGAAATGTTAAATATAAAATCACATGATGCATAAAATTCTGCATTCCAATGAGGGTATGGTAAATCATCCCATATATTATAATACATTAATGGAATAGATGTTCTAATTTCTCTTTCCATGTCGTATAACCACTCCCAAAAACGAGGATCTGTAAAATGCAATATTGCATCAGGCGATTCTCTAGAAATAATTTCTCTTAGTTTTTGAGGGTCTCCATATCCATTATTAGGATAAATCAATACGCTAGCGTCATCAATACCCATTTCTTTATTAACATCTTCGGAAACATCAATTATTTTACCTGCGTCTGGATTTTTTATAGCAGCACCTAGTTGAATCCAATCAAAGTGTTTTGCTGTCCCAACTACAAGTTCTCTAGACATTACGCCAATACCTGAATTTAGACGCAGGTCATCCGAAAGAAGTAGTATTTTTTTCTTCTTTGGCCTATTAGTTATTTTCCTTAATTTAGGTAATTCAAAATTCATTTTATGTAATTTGTGATTTTATAATCTATTCTCTACAGGACAAATATCATGTCTATCATTAAATTCGCAGTAATTACAGTTAAAGCAATTATTTCCTGTTACGGCTGGGTATTCTATATCATGTCTGTAATTTCCTTCTTTGTCAAATACCGTTTTTACGAAATCTTTAAAACTATCTAAAGCTAAATCAGTAGATTTATTTGATTGAGCAGGCTTAAACAACTGTACTCTACTAAGAGGGAAATCATAAGCATCCGTTATTCTTCTCACTATAGTAAACCTTGTATCTATTTTTTTATAATCTAATCCTAGGCTCTTGGATAGAAAAGCCTTATATAGTAATACCTGAGATGTTTTTACTTTATCCTTCTTAGAGTAAGAACTCCATCCTTTGCCGGAAGTTTTTATATCGTCTATGATTAAAGTATTATTAAGTTTGTCATAAAATAATAAGTCTATAAACAGAATAAAATAGAGAGGCTCCTCCGAATTTAGTATTTTTACCATCAGAGGAACCTCTACGCCCAAAAGCGTCCAATTTTGTCTATCATAATATGAATTATAGTTACTTCTTATATGATTTAGAATTTTTACACCTTGTTCACAAAATTCAGACAATTCCGAACTTGTGGAAAAATGTTTTCCGTAATTATTGTAATCTCTCTTATATATCTCTTTTATTTTATTTATTAACTCTGTATCAAAATCAACTTTTCCATTATCTTTAGCGCTCTTGTCGTGATACAAAGTTATGTATTCCTGTAGTACTTCGTGAAACGCCGTCCCAAAAGTCATGTGTATCGAAGGAGGTCTTGTACCTAGCTTTAAAGCGTAGCTCAAAAACCATTTTTTAGCACATTGACTATACATGGAGAACTGAGAGAAAGAAACATGTCTGTGAGGTTTTTTCTTTACTTCATTAGCAAAAACTATAGCCTCATTCAACTTTACTTTTAAATCTTCCAAAACCATTTATTTTACTTATGACAATTTTTCCATATCTATTGGCTCTCCGCAAGCGTCGCATACAAATGCGGGCATAGTGACAACTTTGTCTTTAGTAGTGCCAGTGTATAGCTTACTAATCCTTTTTAGGATTAAAACTTGCTTAAAATATTCATGTCCGCAAGCATCACAGCAGATAGAATCCATTTGTTCCGGAGTTATCTGTAATTTTGCAGGTTCCATTGGTGGTAAATTCATTCTTTTAGTTTTTAATAAAACGTTAAAGTAAATAAAAAGTTTAATGTTTACAATAATTAGTTAATATTTACTAATTAATGTCCTTCTTGCCAATTTTTAGATAATTCCGGAGGTGCTTTTAAATCTATACTTAATTTTGTAGAGTTTTCCATTATATCTTGAACTATGCTTAATGCCTCGTCTTTCCTAGAGTTTTCTACTTTAAATATTAACTGGTCATGGATTTGAGCTACTACAAGTCCTTTGATTCCTCTTTTTATAAATTCTCTATTAACTAATAAAGCGGATTTATTTACAATATGAGCCGCCATAGACTGTATTTGAATATTCTTGGCATTGTTTAATCCGTTTTTATAATCTCTATACATGTCTATAATTTCTTTCTCACTGAAATCTCTTTTTAAACTTTCTCTAAAATCATAATCAAGTAGCTTGTCTTTAAATTTACTGTAATATTCTTTTACTTTTGGTAAATGTCTTATTCTTCCGGATTGGCATTTAATGTATCCATTATTTTTTACAAACTCTTCACTTTCTATCATCCATTTTTTAAGTTCTGGATAGGCATTTAAGTATCCATCTATTAATATTTTAGCTTCTTTTGTGGGAACCTCTATAGTTTTACCTAAAGCGAAAGCAGACATCCCGTAAGGAATGCCTAAAGAATAACTTTTTGCTTTGTTTCTCAAGGTCTTGTTGACTTTCTTTAAAAAATTACTGTCCTCCGGATCTGCCGAGTATTGAGGTAATTTTTCTGTGTCTATTGCAATACGGGAGTAGAAATCCCAATTCTTTCTGAATATATCCCTAAGGCCTTCGTCTCCGCTTATATGTGCGAATATGTGAGGTTCTAAACTAACATAATCACAATCTATGAAAGTAGTATCTTCGTCGCAGATAAAAAAGGTTCTAATCATATTAGTGTACTTATACACTCTAGGATCTACTCCTTGATCTGATTCAAAAGGTCTCGGAAGTTGCTGCGCGTCACTACTATATCTTCCGGAAACAGTTCCGTGCTGTTGGTAATAAAAATAGTATCTTCCATCTTCGCAGCTATCTAAAAATCTGTCCATGTACGCTGATTTCAGTTTATTCAGCTTATTGTACACAGTTAATTTTTTACTCCAATCATATTTATCACTTATGGATTCTACAAAAGACTCATTAAACTGTGCTGCTCCTTTATCTGTATATGTTATTGGCTTTTCGTTTAAAAAATTAAATACAAAAGAAGCTAATTGCTGTTTTGAATTAATATTTATAAGTTCATTATCATTGGCTTTTTTCCACAAATTAACAGAGGAAAAAGCTAGAAGTTTTTTAAGATTATCTGAAATAGCTGTAGGTAGAAATGATTCTCCTAAAAGATATGTTTTTATCTCGCTGTCAGGTAAAGTTAGTACTTTATTTTTTAATATTTTTATTTCATTTTTATCATTTAAAAAATGATTAGAAATTCCGGCTAATTTAACAAGTTCCGGTAAGATAGCACCTCTTACTGGAATCCATGAATTATTTTCTTTCTTAAATGAAGGATACTTGCTATTAGCGGTAGAATAAACCCAACTTTTAAATTCATTAGACTCTCTTAATGAAGCATACACCTCTTCTTTTATAACTTTTATGTCTTCTATAATATCTCTCTGAGCGCCTTCAATTTTATTGAAGTCCATTAAAATTCCCTCTCTTTCCATAGGAACCGTTACCTCCTTATATAGAGGCATTACTTCAATATTATAGAAAAAATCTTCAAGTCCTTCCTTTTCTAACACTTTAGAAAAAAGAAGATAAATCCTTAATGTTAAATCGGTATCTGCACAGGCGTACTTTGATAGAATACTTAAATCAGCCTTATATATTTCAAAATTACTTTGGGTTACAAGACCTCCATTATTTTTTACAGACTCTTTCATCAAAATCTGTTCTTCGTTCGCTTCTTTGTCAACATCTAAATCTATGTACTTTTGAACAAGTTTTCCAATAGACTTAAGAGCAAATGGTCTGCCGTATCCAATAGATCCCTCCTCTCTAGTTGTATGAACTAATAGAATAGTATCTGCGTGTAAAGATGGGAGTAAATCAATTCCATAATTACTTAGTACAATAGAAGTATCATAAGAGGCATTGTGCATTATTAGCTTCTTACCTACTAATTTATTAATAAGACCTTTGGCTAATTTAACATTACTGTAAGAATCTGTGGACAAAGCAATTAGTTCTTGTTTTTCTACAGACCACTCATGAGTAGGTAGATAGTAAGATAGCCCAGGCTCAAACCCAAATGACATGCCTACGATAAGGTCTTTTCTTACATTAAGGCCTGTTGACTCCACGTCAAAACTTATAATGCTGTAGGTATTTATCTTCTCAGCTAAATCCTTTACTTCATCTAAGTTTTTACATGTAATATAATTTTTTATGATTGCCATAACCTTTTTTTATAAAAACCAAATGTATTATAAGTAATCTGAAATAAATTTTAACATCTCCTCTATTGTAGCATCTCTTCTTCCTGTATTCGCAAAAATAGTAGTTAAAACAACATTATCTTTACGATACCCAATATTATTATCTAATCTATCTAAACTAGGCTTCCTTAACCTATCTTTCATTGTAAAATCTATTGGTATATTTAGCCAATAACACATTCCGTTTTGCTTTTCTTTTAACTCTTCTAAAAAATTACCATTTACTTCTTTATCTCTAAATCTCTTCTCTTTACTTTTATCACTCTCATTTTCTTCTTTTTTCCTAGTTTCTCTACCTATTACACCATTTAATACTCTATACTTCCAGTTACCATTGTAACATTTTTTACAAACACATCGCCTCTTTCCACTTCCTTTAAAATGAAAATCTTCATCTTCTTTTGTAATGTTACAATTACTGCATTTTTTCATATAATCGTGTTAATCTTTTAAATCATCAAAATTAGTCCATTCTTTATCTCTTAATATTAATGCTATATATCCAATTAAATCAACTATATCATTTTTTCTTAATTCAGGAGATGTTTGGATTCTTTTCAATTTATCATCAATTCGATATCCAAATTTATGCTTTCCTGTAAAAATATTTAATGGAGAGTCCGCTGCTCCATTATATTTAGCATCTTTGTATAAAACTAATTCTTTCAAATTATCAAATATTTCTTCTAATTCGTTTTTTTTAAGGCCAATCATTTTTTCTTTTTTATAATAACCAAATAACAATATAATAGTTTTAAGAAGAGAGGCTAAAAAGCCTCTCTAATTTTATTATCATCCTTCGCAAACAATACATTCAGAATATAAATCTCTCTGTTGTTTACTATCAGCTCGTAAATTACTTTCTGATCTTAAATAGTACAGAGCTTTTATTCCCAGTTTCCACGCTTCAATGTGAACTTGATTTATCCATTTAGCAGGAGCGTCGTGAAAAAAAGCAAGATTCAAAGACTGTCCTTGATCTATATACTCTTGTCTAACGGCAGCTTGCCTAACTAATTCTAACTGATTAATTTCCTTAAAGGTTCTAAATATCTCCTTCTCCTCTTCTGTCAATTCATCTATATTTTTAACAGAACCTTTATCCTCTGCAATTATATCCCATGTTTGAGGGGTATTTAATCCTTTTTCGTCTAGCAATGTTTCCAAATCCGGATTTCTTCTTAAGTGAGCTCCTTTTGCGTCATCATCCATGTATAAGTTGGCGGCAAATGGTTCAATTCCTTGGGATACCCCTCCGGCTAATTTTGATGAACTTCTATTAGGTGCTACGGCAATACATGTTAAATTCCTATATCCACTACCTTTACACCACGTAGGCTCCCCAAATTCACTAGCCATCCACATAGAAGCCTTATCTGATTTTTCCTTCAAGTGACTAAAGATAACTCGAGTTAAAGAAGTTGCTTGTATGCCTACGAAAGGAATCCTCATTTTTTGTAGCAATGAAGCCCATCCTAATGCTCCTAATCCTAAAGCCCTAGATTTTTCAGCAAATCTTATAGAGTCTTCAATTCCTTGAATGTGTTTAGCTTTGTCTAAAAATTCGGAAATAACTGCGTCTAAAAATATAGTAGCATAATAAACTGCATCGGTTTTTGACCACTCCTCCCACTTATATAAATTCATAGAGGATAAGCAACATACAAAAGTGTGGTTTTCATCAGAAGGCAACATTATTTCTGCACATAATTGGCTGTGTCTTACCTTGAGATTATATGTAGAGAATGTACTTTTAAGATTAGCGTTAGCGTTATCTGTAAAAAAAGTGTAAGGCTCTCCGGTTTTAACGCGAGTTTTTATATGCTCTAGCCACAATTCTCTCTTGCTACCATTCTTATTAACCACCTCTTCCATAAAATCATTGGAGAATTTAGCACCCATGTGAATATTATGACATTGTCTATTAATATCTCCTTTAGGTTCTCTAATTTTTAAGAAGTCGGCAAATTCAGGATGGTTTGCAGATAGGTATAAAGCTACTGCACCTCTTCTCATTTTACCCTGCTTAGATGCTATAATAGTAGAATCAAAAGACTTCATAAAAGGTATAATTCCATCAGTAGTACCATTAGAGCCATCTTTTATTAGAGCTCCCTTAGGTCTAATTTCAGAAAAATCATAAGCCGTTCCCCCGCCATGTTTAGATAATACGGCCATCTCGAGATTTTTCCTATATATATCGTACATAGAATCTCCAATATATCCACCAAAGCATGAGATAGGCAATCCTCTGTTAGTTCCAAAGTTACTCATTACCGGAGTTGATGGTATTAGCCAACCATTCCAAAGTATCTCGAAAAACTTGGAAAATAATTCGGGTTTGTTTAAATAAGTTGCAGCCGTACTAGCTATTCTATTATAAGCATCTTTAGGAGTTTCTTTGTTTTGTAAATAACCCCCAAGCATCGTTGTTAAGTATAAGCTATTATTGCCCCACTCCGGTATGTCGTCTATGGACCAACCTTGTTTTTTAGCTAAATCGTGTAGTTCGTTCATTGTTTATAATTTAGAATAAGTCATCATTGTTCCAATCTTCGTTAGGTTTTGCATATCCGGTTTCCCTGTTATCAAAGAAATCAGTTTGTTGCTCGCCAGACACCATAATGTAAAACCAAGACATATTCTCCATTGATTTTGGGTTTACTTTATATACAGGCTCTAATCCTAATTCAACTAGTTTTCTATTAGCTCTGTCATACATAAAATTCTTGAGATCTTGTTTTGATATGGTCTCTAATTCTCCCATTTCAAAAATACTCTCTATGTATAAGAATTCATTTACAAGAGATAATTGAACTCCTTCTACTATACTTTTTTTGAATTCAGATGTCCAGATGTCAGGATTCTCTTTAACTAGTTCTCTAAACAACTTACATCCTGCTTCGCTATGTAAACTTTCATCTCTTACGGAAAATATCATTTGTTGTCCAATACCTTTTAGCCTGTTTGATTTTCTAAAAGAGAGAAGAACTGCAAAAGAACTAAACAATTGAATGCCTTCGGCGCATGCGGAAAATAATGCTATACTTCTTGCGATGTTTGATATAGATGTATCATTTTTATCTACATCAATCAGAACTTGCAATTTATTCATAGTAGCCTCATCTTGCATGAATGCTTGAAAGTCATCTAAGCCTAAAGAATCATTTAAATAAGAGTAGGCTGTCGCATGTATTGTTTCAAATGATCCAAATGTTACTGCCATCATCTTGATTTCAGGAATTGGAAACCACGTAGTAACATATTGTGACCAATAATCATTTACATGTGTTTCAGTTTGGGCAAATCCTTTTAAGATGTTACCTATGACATTTTTTTCAGATTTTGTAAGATTTTCATCCCAATCTTTGATGTCTTTTTGCATGTTAATTTCCGTATGCAACCAGTGGGCGTTCTGTTGTTTGAACCAATAATCATAAGCCCATTGATACTCAAATGGTTTAAAATGCAATCTCTCTTTTAGTAAAGGCATAATGTGAAAAGTTGAATGTTTATAATTTTGTTTTCGGTAAAAATAAATACCTGACTAACTTAAATTTCATTGTACTCTTTGAAAAATCTATCTACTTCGGCAGGATCAAAAGCACTTGAATTTTTTGGAGCGGGGCCTCTATCATCATCATCTACATCTGCTATTAGACTATTTATGACATGCTTTCCACATCTTGTATCTAATGCTCCTTCAAATGATAATCCTAAATCTCCTAATCTTGATGCTACAATGTGATAAATGTTTTTTCTTGATAATGAGAACATGAAATCACATACCATGAGAACATTATATGATTCTGCAATATGTTCTCCATTTACAATTTTAGCTGATTCTGATGTTCTATTTGCTTGAGATGGAACCCATGCTGGGACTCTATATTCATCTGCTATGTTTCTAATGTCTGTAAAGATTTCATCTAATGCAAATCTCTTCTCTGTCTTTGTAGATTTTAGTAATTTTGGATCATCTATAATGATTAATCCCGGCGAAATTCCTTGATGGATACACTGATCTAAATGTCCTCTGATAGTCATTGTAGATGCCTTGTATGCCCCGTATTTCTTAATAATTAACTTGCCTGGAATTTCATCCATTTTCTTATTGATATAAGGCATATTATCCTTAGACAAGTTATCTAATGATATGTCTGTGATGTAAGCGTCAATCCTCTTTGAAATTTGAGTAGGATATAACTCCATGGTATAGTAGATTACGTTTACTCCTAACTCCATAGCGTGAGCAGCTAAGGATATTAGTAACCATGATTTACCTCCCTTCGGTGGACATAGTACAACACCTAATTCACCATAAGATAAACCTCCTTTCATGTAGGAATTAAGAACAGGCCATGGAGTAGGAATCGGATTTCTATCATCTTCCATGTATCTATTTTCCAAAGTTTCCTCATACATGTAGCCTAAGTCCAATTCTGATCCGGCGTTGTGTGCTTTGTTTATAGCGGAAAACGCAGCATCAAAATCATTTCTTTTAACTAAATCAACAGCACTTCTCAAAGCTTTTACGTACTCTCTATTCCTGCAAAACTCCACGATTTTATCCTTAACGTGTTGCAAGTCCTTTGAGTCAGCGAAATCTAAAGAACTCTTAAGAAACATGTAGATACTCTGCGCGTGTATCTTGTTTCTCTCCGTTTGGGAATCATTTTCGTCCTTGTTTGCTAACTCCTTAATGTTTATTTTCAAAACATCTATTGTAGGTTGTATTTTGTATGTCTCATAATAGTCATACATTTTTTCTACTACCCAAGACATAGCCTCGTTCTCAAAATAATTTGGATCAAGAATGTCAATAATGCGAGTAAAGAAATTCTCGTCATTAAGCAAATTGTACAAAACCTTCTTTTGAAAATCCGTACCAAAAGAATTTAATAAATTGGCGGTCATTATTTATGATTTTAATCTGTTTACAAAGTTTCTATGCCATGAATCAAAGTCATTAATCCTAGAGAAAAGCCCGTCGAACGCAAACATTTGCATAAATTCATAGTCATAACTAGCAGGTACAAAATCCTGCAAAATTCTTCTTATTGCACTTTTTGTATGGTAAGAAACATCAACATTATGTAACTGAATTAATTTGTAGTTTAATTCTAATTTGTCAAAATCGTTAATGAGATTATCTAACCCTTTGTATTTTTTACCCTCTGAAATCAAATCTTTTGCCCGGTTATAAAAGAAATCCAAATCTTCTATTTTAGTATTTCTTATTTCCGGAAAAAATTTAATTATGTTTTTTTCTCCTATAGAACCGAAGCTAGGAATGTTATCGCTGCGGTCCCCTACAAAAGCCTTGTAATATACGAAGTTTTCTGGGATAATTCCAAATTCTTCGACAACTTTTTTTGGAGAATACATGATTTTTTTTGTAGGGTTATAAACTTGTATGTTTTCCGATACTAACTGGAGGTAATCTTTATCGGATGACATTATGAATTTATATTTGTAATCATCTAATTCACTTGAGTTTAGGAGAATAGAAATAACATCATCTGCTTCAACACCGTCCATTATTAATTGAACGACAGGTAGGTTATTTAAATACTCTATAAGCCTTCTAATTTGTCTTTCTGATTCCTTATCTGTACTTTCTGTCTTACTTTCGGTTAGTCTATTTAACTTGAGTCCTTTATGTTTGCCAGATTTGTATCCTTTGTACATTTTTTTTCTCCGTACAGATCCTCCTTGACCATCAAATACAACAATAACTTTATTTATATTGTAAGTCTTAACAAAAGAAAACATACTTTCTAAGAATCCAAAGGCACCTCCTATTGTGTGCCCATCCGTATTCAATGTCGGATAGGCACAAAAGCATCTGATAAACAAATTAGTTCCATCTATTATAAGAACAGTCTTTTCGTTAGACATAGATCTATGGTTATCTAACAATTTTGATAAATCAATTGTCATCTCCCGTTTCTTCTATGTGAATGAATGGAGTAGAATCTCCTTCGTCGCTACCGTCTCTTTTAATGTATGTTGTAATATAGTAATCAGAAATATTAGATAATATATCTTTACGTATTTCTTCTCTAGAAAATAATTTATTATGAAAATCTTTTCTTTGGAATCTTATTTCCTCTATAATTTCTCCCGTTTCCCTATTACAATATTTATAAGTGTACCAGGCTCCGGAAGATGTTGCGATACCTTTATCTTTCAGGAAGTCCATGATTGAACTTACGTCATCAATTCCTGAATTATACATAATATTAAAGGATGCTTTCCTGTGTGGGGGGCCTATTCTATTCTTAATAATTTCCGCTTCTGTAGTAATACCTAATGGTAAATCTTTCTCCGGACCTTGTATTTTACCTTTCTTAACTAATTTAACTCTTATGGATGAGTGAAAACCAATAGCCTTACCTCCTGATGTAGTGTAAGAATCTCCCATTCCTGGTCTAGCTTGTAGATTCTGCCTAAGTTGGTTAGTGAAAATTAAAAGAATCTTTTCTCTGCCTAACAAGTTTGTAAGTTTACGCATGGCTTTAGATATAATGATTGCCTTTTGCGTAGCCCATCCATCTTTGTCATAATTACCCTCAATCTCGTCCTTTGTACTTGCTCCCATTACTGAATCCACAACAATAGTTACGATAACATCTTTATTAGATGCTCTCATTTGCTCTATTATAGTTTCGACTGAATTAAAAACATCTTCTATAACTTCATGCTGCACATATACGAAGTTCTTTTTTAAATCTACACCAATAGCACTTAGAAATTCTTTACTCACAGCACTCTCTGTATCTATAATAATTCCAATTCCTCCTTTCTTTTGTGTTTCTTTTATAGCGTGAGCAGCTAATAAAGATTTTCCGGATTGTTCCAGTCCTATTAATTCTACAATTTTACCTACAGGATACCCGCCATTTTCTCTATTGGAGATAGCCATATCTAGTGTTGTACATCCGGTAGGTATAAAATCACTAACATTTGTAGGTGCTAACGTAGAGTCTTCTAGCTTGTAAGCTACAGTCCCTATGTCTTTTTTGTACTTAGCATTTATCGCATCTATCAAAGATGATGCAAAAGATGTGTCAGTCCTCTCTTGGGAGGATTCCTTTTTCTTTGCCATAATTAACGTTTTTTTATATAGAATCTAGAAATTTAGAAAAATCGTCTTCAAGTGATTTGGTAGCTACTGGTTTTTCAACCTGTTTATTTCTTACCTCTTCCGTAGTTTCTTGTGTCTTTGTGCCACCTCTTATAATCTCTGTTGATTCCGGTGCCTTGCTTTTCGAGAATAAAGATCCCGCTAAAGAAGTTACCATTTTTTCAATCTCTTCTTTTGTATGAGTAACGTACAAATCCTCAATATTTCCCATTTCCTCATACTGTCTCTTAAAATCCTCAATAGTATAGCCTTCTTCCGCTCTTTCTATCAAATTAGTCGGGCTTCTCTTTGCTGTAATTTCTACTCCACCTCCCGAAGGTTTAGTAATAACTAAGTCAGTTCCTATTTTTAAGTCAAAGATTTTTGACGAGTCTTCTCCTTCTTCCTCGAAAATAGTATTCATGATATTGAATATTTTCTCGTAAGTCTTAGTGTTTACAGGCCATACTTTGATTCCTGACGATTCCTTTCCTCTTATTAGAACAGGAACATAGTAAAATTTTTGAGGAGAGAAGTACTTAATAAACTGCTTGTTGTTCTCATAATCTTCTCTGTACAATTTGTTTGCGAAAATCTCGGCAGGATCTTCTTGTTGGAAGGTCTTAGGGGATGCAAACTCATAATTGGCTAGACCTATTTTTGTAACGAAATCTCTACCATGAAGATAGACTGTGTAAAAAGGCCACTCAGGATCTCTTTTATTTGGTACTATCCTAATGGTAGAAGTTCCGGATGTAGGTCTCCAAATATAATCAAAAATGTTTTTACCTTTCTTTCTACCTGTAGGACCGGAGTTAGAAAGTTTACTCGCTTCTTGTTTGAAACGTTCTGCAAAATTACTCATAACTATATAAATTAAATGTTAGAAATATTCTTCTTGTAAAGAAACTTTAAGTCAATTATTCTCAATCCATCAGATCCTGTCACTATTAGGCAATTCTCGTAAGCATACCAGTCAATTTTATAATTAACATCAAGTTTACCATTATTCGATTGCTCTATAAGTATGTTAAGGCCATTTAGAGTGAATAAAGTTCCGGTTTCTTTATTTCTATGTAATATAAGGGTGGACGGAAGTAATGTAAAATCTTCCTCTCTGATAACATTGTAACTTAAAATTAGTTCATCATTATCAGATGCATTTCTAAAAACAAATACACTATCGTTTGTTATATCATAAGTGTTTCTAATAGTCTTCAATGTACTTTCTATAAAATGCGGGTGGCAAAAAGTACATAATAATTTTGTAGGTTTCCTCTCAATCATGTTTTCATGTTTTCCAAATCAAAAGATTTCATGTTAAAATAGTTTTTTCCAATTTTCACAGATGAGCTAAACCCAGAATCGTTTATAATCTTTTGTATTCCCCTTAATGTTTCCAATCCATCTTCTCTGTCAAAATCTAATAAGAAAGAATCATACACATATAATACGATTTGCGTTTTCTTCGACTGCAAATATACAATAATTTTACTAATAATGTCAAAAAAATGTTCAACTTCCATTAATTGTATAACATAAGAGAATAATTTTCCTTTTGTGTAGGAGTAATCATCTTTTAGATTCGATAGTTTTAAAGTTCTTACACAGTATGGAACAATAACTTCTTTATCTTGAACCATTTGACTATATATCGAATCCCTATATTTATACAATGCACTAAAGAAAGGAATCTTCTTAGCATCCCCCCTTTCAGAATAAATATTAGTGAAAGTGATTTTTTTAGCTTCATCGTATTCTTGCGGGGATATATTATTCTTCTTGAAATACATCTTTGCTAAATACATGTGAACATCTTCTTCTTCTAATGTATATCCAATGGCCTTTGCAATCAGATATAAATGAAATGACTTAATATCAAATTCCACTAATATCCCTCTATCATGCCTAGAAATGAATCCTAAGCGATGTTTTTCATCTTTTGGTATTGCACTAAGGTTAATACCATTACATGTCCCTACGGGCCTTCCTGTGGCATTATAGAGCATGTATTTAGGATGTAGTAAAGATGTTGTTAATTTCTTATTGTAAACTTCATTTATTTGAGGAATGTCAATGCATATTCCATTATCTCTAATATGATTTAAAGATGATAGAATAGATGTATATTTTTCAATGACAGATGATTTTTTATCCAATGTGCTTAAATAGGATAGCTGACTATTAAAACATCTTAAGAACATGTAATATGGAATATAGATGTTATAGGATGTTGATGGATAATAAAATCTTTTGTACTTGGATGTAAAAGAATATAAATCTCCTAAGTATTCTGTATCTCCTTTGTTTAACCAATATAGTAATGGGAACTCAGTTGAAAATTTACTGGGGAAATAATAATCAAAGATGTATTTAGATGAAGCTATTACATAATTAAATGATAATAATGTCTGTAATGTCTTTAATGTTATGTCTGATTTAAATTCTTCATGTTGTAATGCTATTGAATATGACTCATTTGATTTGTAGTCATGTATAAATAACATAGAGAGCCCCTCCGAAAAATTTGACATATCTTTCGGAATAGGAAACACAAAGGAACCTGAAAAATTAGTTTGGACCTCCCTTAGTTGATCCTCGTTCTCAATAACCATCATCTATATAAAACTCATTATAATTTACAATAAACCTCTTAAGTCCTGGAAAAGTTGTATCTGCACTTAAAACTTCATTCCTGTTTAATTGCGCTACTTTAACTTTATCTCCACGGACTTTCCAATAGATTTCTGCAAATATAAGTCTATTTCTATTATCCTGCAAGTTTTTAGCAGAAAAATAATCATCTTTACTAATTTCTGTTATAGATGTTATTGGTTTTATTCGTTTTTGGTAGAAATATCTTTTAAAATAAAGACCTTCTTCTTCTATAACTTCTTTTGTTGGTGTATATGGATTTATGTTAATATACTCTACCATGGGCTCCGAACCAAGAGAAGAATATACCCTTCTCTTAAATTCGTACTCTAAAAATAATCTTTTTCTAGTATCCTTCCCGTTTATACCTGCGTATGGTATTCTGTTGGTATAAAAATAATATCCTTTATACGGCATGTTATTTTCATCCCATAGAAAACCGCCTTCTGTGTAGAAAAAATTAGCCATGATTTATTTTTAGGGTAATTTAGGTGGTTTAGGTGGGTTGGGTAACTCCGGAAGTTTAAAAGGATTAGTTACGAAATTATTAGGGCGTCCTGGTTGTCCTATGAATTGAGTATTAAGGAAAGCTTTAGGAGATTTGGATTTAGTGACATTCCCTCCGGAAACTAAGCCACCCGAGCCACCTGTGCCACCTCCTCCTCCTAATATAGATGTTCCTGAAGGTATTGCAGTGCAGATAGACTCTAACTCCGTTTGCCAATCTTGACCTTCTACTACATGATGTACTCTAGTGACTACAAATGCTATGTTTCTACCTACAGTAAAACTAGTAGGTACCGTATTACTATTTATATGATGCCCTATTCTCCATCCTCCTACTCCATCCATCTTTACATTCATTTTCATTAACCACAAATACTGATTATTACTTATCAAGCTATCTGTTGATTGAGCTCTAAGACACGTAGCTAATAAGTTTCTAGCTCCATCACAAGTTTCTTCACTATACTTTGTTCTAGGCATTAAGTCGTTATAGTAATTATCCATTAGTTTTTTCGCTATATTTCTAATTGCGTCTTGTCCTGTTTCAAACCCGTCGCTAAAATTACCTTCACTTACTGCATGAGCTGTTCTAGATGTATTAAATATTGTTTTAACTAAAGAAGCATGTAAATCTGTAGAGGGCAGTTCGGCGCTTATGTTTAATTCTCTAGTAGAGCCGTCTCCATTAATCGTATCAAATTGCCATACATTGAAATCCTCATTTACAAAAGTTGCGGGTACAATTCTTAATACCCTGTGTTCTGATAGGTTGTCATTATCTTGCCCTCCATCATCTTGAACTAAAGTTAGCTGAACAAAACCTCCTGTACATTGGCTAATAACAGTGAATAAATTTTTTAAAAACATATCTACTCTTAGATAAGCCTCGTCTATAAAATCATTTTTTATATTATTTCCTGGATCTCCTTTGCGTGTAGTATGCATGGTAGATTTAATAGCATCATATACTGTATTTCTATGTATTAATATTTTTCTATAATCAATATATGACGCATAGTGAGATTTGATTCCGTCAATACTACCTCCTGTAAGTGTCTCGTAATTTTTTCCCTCTGATCTGTTATTTTTATTCGTATAGTTTCCCGCTTGACCTCCTAGTATTAATATTTTTTTAGGGTCACAAGACCTAACTATACTCCCATATAGAGAAGAACAACGAGGCTTTTCAGGAAAACCTATAAAGACATCTTTTACTTTTGAATCCGGTACGCATCCATTTCTATAAAAGGGTTCCAAAGCAAATTCATTTATTATTCTATCAACAACATACTGTAAAGTATAGAACTCATCAGTAGTTGTTTGAGCCGTTGGTATTTCCGTAGGGTCTGGACTTAATTCATTTCCTTCTATTGGTTGATACACTACTATATCCGATTTTGTAATACCGCCTCTGAAATTTAAATACTTTATACCAAATTGTACTTTCCCCTCATAATTATTTTTTCTAGAATACGGAATTATTTCACCGTCTCCGATAGAATCTGTTAGAGTAGCACCTGATTTTTGAGCATCATATAACATAAGTTCATAATAACCAGATACCTGCCCCTCTTCGACGTCATTGTTAAAAGATTTATTGTTTTGGTATTTTAAATCAGATCGCTCCCATAGTCCAGATAATCCAATATCCATTGTAGAAAATACTTCTCCTGGACCTATGGCTTCAAAAGATAATTGATAATAGTTCTCATTAGTTGTATGCCAAGTTCCATAAGCAATAAAGCACCCCTTGACTGTATAGGATGGACAACCGTCAAAAGGAGCAGCATAGCCCATCGTTATTGACAACTGATTTTTAGGGTCATTTATACAAAAAACTTCCGAGTATCTTATAAAATCAGACATAGTATAAACTTCTATGGTTCCTCTAATTCTCATAGATAAATTAACAAGAGATGCGTCGTTTCCTATTCTTTCTATTTCCGCTCTTATTAAATTAGGCCTAGGTTTTAATGAATTAGGATTGTAAGTTTCATTAAAAGTATCTTCTAAAGTAGATACTGTTATACCTTGTTTTTTTATAGTACAGAATGCTGTATTACGTGTTTTCGGTTTAAAATAATCAACAGTATTACCCTTTGAGTAAAGTCCACTTCGAGATCCTAAAACGTTTTTTACTGTATCCGGTATAGGTCTTCTAAAAGGAGGTGCCATTTATTGCTTCTTTTTTTAAATTTTCTAATTCTAGCATATCTAAGGGGTATGGTATTCTAAGTCTAATCCCAACTGGAGGTATAATAGTTCCTTTACCTATGTCGTTTTCATTTGCTATTACCCACCAATATCTAGAATCTCCATAATAATCATTAGCTAATAAGTCTAGCCTATCACCAGATTTAGCATATATAAAAAAATCACTAGTTTTAAAAGGTATCTTGTAATAATACGTGGTGCTATACCTTCTAACGCCAGATTCTTCTCTTATTATATTTGTTATATCTTCGTATCTATTCATTATCCAAAAAAGTTTGATGCTACTTGAGGTTTTCTTTTGCCTATATACCCTATCTCCATAGAAACATTGGTAATCATAGGTAATTCCCTTTCCTCGTCCCACACTATTTGTGAATTATCCCAATCGAAAGTTAATCCTTTTATGTAACCAATTTCTTCTGTATATAGTTTACCTATACTGAACTTAACATAAGATCCAACATAGGGTCCGTTATATACAGGAAGTGCTAGTTTTGATAATTCATTAAGTTGAGAAGTTACGTGATTTATACTTATACCTGAAGTAATAGAAGGGTACGTTATATTAGCTACTTTTGTAGATAAGGTAGATGTTTTAGAAGCATCGTTTAAGTTTGTGGCTACATCTCTTGTAGCATATTCGGTACCTGTTTCTCTTTGTATTGCCCCTCCTATTATCTTATCGGATAATTTGTTTACGCTAGGATCTGATAAAATTCTAGACCTCTCTACTCCTGAAATGAAGCGATTACTAGATTTATTAGCTAATTCTCTATCTAAAGAAATTTCGTTTGCTTCAAGTCTAGGATTTACTTCGCTTTCTACTGCAACCGTAAAGGACAGGGATATAGTTCTGCTAAAGCTCTTATATAAAATTTTTGCATCTGCTCGTCCTATATCTAGTCTTTCATCCCATTCCGGGCTAGAGGAGTCTGATATATTATTTATATAGGCCATTAATACTATAGTCACCCCATTGCTAACTGAACCCGCAGATATTCTCTGGAATTTGAAAGTAAATGGTTTTTTTCTCTCTCTTATAGAGAGGCTACCTGGTGGTGTGGCATTAAATAAAGATTTTGCGTCTAAAGGCATGATTTTATTTTATGGTGAACTTTCTTTTCTGAGAGTACTTTTTACTTGTCTCCTTCCTTCGTCATTAAAAAAGGCTAAAGCTGGCTGATTTAATCTTTTTATCATTTCCTGCATTAATTTCGTTTGTTCTTGAGCTTCTTTTATTAGAGCATCATCCGTTTTTTCTTTTTCTTTAAGAGTATTTTGCAACATAGCGCTAGCCGCTACACTTTTACTTGTAGTATTAACTATTACAGATTCTCTAGCTGTATTTGATGTCATTCCGTAATTAGGAGAAATAGTTGACAAACTATTTGTAGGTGATTTAAAAGTAGTAGGAGTCATATCAACCATAGAGGTCTCTACAGGAGTTCCTATTGGTTTTTGTTTATTTAAAGTTGATGATATACCACCTCCTCCTGTCATTCCACTCGAAGTATATGATTGAAGGTTAAATGAAGAAGAAGATGAAGGTTTATTACTAAAAAATGAATCAGTAATAGAAGTAGATGCTTTATATCCTAAATATCCTGCTATCATTGATACTAAAAGTCCTACACCACCTCCTACTAAAGAACCTAATCCCGGAGCTATCATTGTTCCAACCGCAGTTCCTAAAGCAACAGCTCCTAAACCACTGAAAGCACCTGCTGTTGCCGAAACACCTGATTGAGCAACGGATTGCCCCTGTTCTCTCCTATTTAAATAATCTAATACTCCAAAAACCGCTGTCATTGCCCCAGCTTGTTTAATTGTATTTTTAGCAATTGATTTATAATCTAAACTTTTTGCACTACTTATAATAGTTTTTAAAAGGCTAGGTTTAACTTGCGGTATTGTAGGTTTTGTAGGTAAATTAGGTGGTCTTCCGGCATTTGCAGGTTTTGTAGGTAAATTAGGTGGTCTTCCGGCATTTGTAGAGCCTGGTATATTAGTGGTTCCGCCTGGTATATTGGTTCCGCTTGGTATACCTAAACCGCCTCCTAGAGGTATAACATACATAGGATTTGTCTTTGTTCCTAATGTTCCTGTTAATGTGTCAATACCTCCTCTTACTTTACCTACAACTTCTCCAAGTTTACCTCTTATACTTCCTCCTAACTTACCTCTCAAGAGTTTTAAGATGTGTCCTCCCATGACATTAGCCATCAATAATCCGCCCGCTCCCATGAGTCCCATCTTAATCATAGTAGGTGCCGCTAAACCCTTTCCCTCTTTTTCGCCTTTTTCATTAGCTCCAGTTATACCACCTACGAATGATTTTACAATCCCTGCTAATCTATTTATGGCACCCGCTAATAAATCAACTACAGGTACTACAGCTTCTAAAACAGGAGCTAAAGCATATCTAAATGATACTGACAGTTTTTCTATGGATGTATTATACCTTTCGGCAGCTTGTACTTTATTTAATTCTGTTCTGTAAAGTTCATCATTTGTTCCTGCTATTTTTCTCAAATAGTCATCATGTTTCATGGCCAATTCCAAATCCTCGGAATTACTCAGTTTTATTTTTTCTCGGAGATATAAACTTCTCTCTAATTCAGATACTTCAAGACCCAAAGCATTTGCAGATAATTGCCTCTGTGCAAAATCTTGGCTTTGAAATCCTTCATACCCTCCCGGAATGGCATTCATCATTTGTGTCATAGCTCCGGCAACATCATCCTGTAAAAGCAATTCTCTAGCTTTTCCAATATCAACATGCGTTCCTAATGCTACAGATGCTTCAACTTCTGCTGTAATGCTTTGCTCAAATGACAATAGATGCTGTGTCATTTTAGATGCCTTCTGAAAATTTAATCCTAAGTTTTTTACTTGTATATTAGTTTCAATTAAATTTCTATGAGCAGATTTAGAATCTTTATTAATCTTAGAAAAATATTTTGATGCAAATTCAGCATTTTGGGCTATATCATCTACTATGGATTGGGGGGAAAAGCCTCTTTTATCTGCAAGTTCTAGTGATGCAGTCATGACATTATTAGCCTCAGTATCACTCGCCCCTTTCATTCTTAAATTCTCATAAAATGCACCGGCAGATTCTACAGACAATCCTATATTTTTTGCATTGTCAGCTATGGCAGATAATGCTTTATCATTTGTTCTTAATAAAATGCCAGAATCTCCTAGAATGCCTTTTTGAGCATCCATAACATCTCTTAAGCTAGCATGTAAATTTTCAAATTGAGTTTGAGCATTCATAGCATTTTTAAACATCTCATAGGATTGTCTATTTGATGTTCCTAATTCTGCTGCTATTTCCTTTATTTGAGTATTTACTTTTTGAGCTGCATTAAAAATTGTTTTACCTAAAAGTATCCCTATGGTTGTTAATCCTGCTACTATAACGGTGAAGGGAGATATCTTAAACATCTCTGATATTGCTTTTTTCATACCTTTAAACGCACTACCCGAGTTTGCGTATTCTAAATCAAATTCTTCGTACCCTTTTCGTAAAGTTTCTAAA